TCAATCTCCTTTTGCTTTTTCTGTATCTTCGCTTCTTTCTTTGCTATCATCTCTATGCTTTCTCTTTCGTACTCTTCTAATGATTTCTCTGATTTCTTCAAAGATAGCCTCGCTTGAGTCAATTGATCTGTTAAGTTCTCTTGATATTTCAGCGCCTCGCTTAATTCTGTTTCCAAGCTCTGTATTTGAGATAATTGCATCTGTTTGGTGTTCTCTAACTTCTCCAACAGACTCTCTAACCTCATGAGCTCTGACTCTGTCATCATGTATTCCGCCTGCTGTCCGACAGCTGAAAAAAAGCAAAATACAAAAAATAAAAATAAAAAATTTCTTTTCATTCATTTACGCCTCCTCTCTTTTTCTTAAAAAACCTAAAACATGGGTATACTTCCAATAAGCAAACTTGGTGCCTGTTTGAGCATACCCGTCTTGTTCTAAAACTTTGATATAGTTTTTATCTGCTGCAATAACAATCGCAATATGGCCGTAAGGATTACCACGCATTTTATCAAAAATAACAACATCACCGGCAATAGGCTTATTCTCTGGATAAGGCAGCTTTTGTAAATACTTAACTTCAACCGGTTTTTTTTCGTATTCCGTATAAAACTCCCTTGCTCCGGTAACCCCTGCGGGTTGCGGAATGTTTAAAACATCAGAACAATACTGTCTAAAAAGGTCAACACATTGCGCTCCGTATCGCCCGTCAAAGTCTACCTTTTTACCGTTGTACTTTTTTACGAATTCATCTAACGTCATTTTTTTATTCCCCCTTAATGTAGATTTTTCAAATACTTTTCATTTTTCTTAATTGGAAAATCGATACAAAGTATTTTATATTCCGGTAAAATAAATTTATCTTTTTCGCTTTCGTACATTTCGATTTTTTCTTTAATTCTTGTACTCATTACCTCTATCATCGAGTCCGCCCAAGAGTTTACCAGCTTTTCAAGATCTGGTCTTATTTCACGCCATGCGGGATAATTTTCAGTCCCGCAAGGGAGGCGGGGTATCTTTAAAAGAAAAGCCTTATAGTCTATTTCAATGTTATAGAGAATGTCTTGAATATAGCCATGCCGCTCTTTTGATGTCAGCTTTTCTTTTAGGTTGTTGTAGTCGACACGCTCCAGCAATTCATCTTTGATGATTTCGGCGGCGGTAAGAGCTGGTAGCTCGCATTTAATGTTAGCTTTAAATAAGTTTTTTATAGGCTCGTAAAGGCGGCGAATTACCCGTCTTTCATCGGCTTTTAACTTTTCGTCAATCTCGCCGGAGCGTCGAAAAAGTGCCTTTCGCAGCTCTTCATCTTCCATACGCTTTTTGTTTTGCTCGTCGATTTCTGCTTTGAAGCTGTCTAGCTTTTTATCGACTTTGCCTAGTGCTATTTTTTTATCGCCCCAGCCTAAAACCGCCCCCTTGCGGATTACGACTATTAAAGCAATAAATATCAGAATGGCTATCAGGGCTATTACACCCCAGCCGATAGGCGGTATTTTGTCTAAATTTTCCATAATTCTATTCTCCTATGAATGGATTTTATAGAATTAAGAGTTAGTAACGCAAGAGAAAAAATTATTTATAACTTATTATGCCCCACAAATTATACAAAAAAATGACTATTTTGCACCTGCCTTTTAGCCTATTACAAACACCAAAAACCGCTTTATTTCACCCCTTGACCACGCTGCAAAAATAGGGTAAAATATCGTTTATAAGGAGAAAAGAATGAAAAAGATTGTTTTTGTTGGGCTAATAGCATTATTGTTTGGTGGGTGTATGCAACCTACAAAAAAAATAGTTATTCAAAATAATAGCGATTTTTTGGCTGAGTTATATGTCGATAATATTGTTGAAGATAGAAAAATAAGTTTATATCCTCATACATCTGTTAATGTTTCTCTTATTACGCCCAACCAACTCAAGCATTCTGTAGAACAATTAAATATCACACGAAACCATCTAAATTTTATTTCTGATAGTTTATGTTCTATAGAAAACAATAATTTAATAGTTTATACAATTGTAAACGAAACAATTTATGATATAAGTATTACTGAACTAAATAATTTATTTGATGAATGCAATAATATCCCTAAAAATTCATACATCACAAATATAAATGTTTATTCTCCTAGTAGTTTAAACATTAAAATAAAAGTTAAAGACAAGCCTTTGTTAGATATACCGTTCCAATATATTTGCTTACCGCAAGACAATAAAATAATTATTAAATTATGAAGTCAATCTTAATACACCATTCTCATCAACCCAAACAATATTAGCTTCATTAGGTTTTATTGTTGGCAAATCAAAAAGCATAAAAGTCTTTTTCCCACCAATTTCTATAAACTGAAGATCGTTATCAAAATTTTTTAAAAGATAGTTATCATTATATCTCCAGTTATGATATTTATCATAATCTCGATCAGAGTTTAAATATCCTTGAGGTGCAGGTCTTTGAAAATTCCCATAGGAATACAAGCCTTTTTCTGTTTGAATGTCTGCGTGATAATAATCTTCTTCCGATTTTATGGCTTGCCAATAACCTGAACCAAATCCACCTTTAGAATAAAATTCCCAATTTACTAAAATTTTTGTTTTTTTATATGTTGTTATATGTAAAATTTTAGAGCCTTTAAAAGTTCCTTGCACTCTTTTTTGTTGTCTTGCACCTATTTTATTAAACAAAAGTTGAGCCGTCTCGCCTGAATTTATTTTCATTAAAATACTTTCAGGTTCCTTTTTTAAGAGCTTTAAAGTTGGAGTGTCCAATTCTCCGCTAAAAAAACCATCAATCAAAAAAGCATTTTTCAAAAAAACATCGCCATTCGTGTCAATCCTAAAAATCTCCTCTCCCTTATTCCTAATCTTCAATCCATTCAGCTCATCAAACCACGCTTCAAAATCGTTATGCTCATCGCCTCCTACTGCATCAATATGTAATTTCTTTACAATCAGCCTATTCAAAAAAGCAATATCGCCTGATAACTTCTTTATAAAGGCTTCTTGAGCGACCAGCACCTTAGCAAACAACGCCCCGAAGTGTCCCGTCTGCTGTTTTAGCTCCTCAATCTCGAATAAGTGTACTAAGCAGGCATGATACTCTTTCGCATAGTTTACTTCCGGTTGAAGATTTACCCACTGTGCACCCGACCACCTATAGCACACCCCGACCTTCCAGCCTCCTATAGTTCTTCCAGAAAGAACCCAATCGCCGGGGTTAGCGTCTACGGCTCCGAGTCTTTCGCCTTTAGTGATGATGGCCGTCCTTGTATCTGGAACAGTTTGAACAACGCCCAGATACTTAGGCGTTGTTCCTGCAACGATATTTTCAAGCTGCTGCACCTGCGTGCCTTTCGTTACAAGGCGGTATAAGCCCATGATTTCCGGCTCTGTTACAACCGACTTATACATTCTAACTTCATCAAAAGTGGCGTGCGTTCTTCCGCCGCCGAGAGTGAACCCCTCGGAAAAGTCTACGGGGTAATTGCCTGTAGTAAATTCTGCTTTTAATTCTGCGTTTTTGTAGATTTTAAAAAAGCTGTTTTTTGAAAAAAGAAAACACCAGTGTGTCTGCTCTTGGTCGTCTTTAACATCAGTTACGGTTTTAGTATCTGCAAGCTCGATTGTTAAAAAGTCCGTTGCTTGGTCAAAGTAGGCTTTTATATTTGCTGTTGCAAAAACGCCCCTGTAGTCGTCTGCTTCTACGACTCCGTCCCACTGCCGCCAAAGAGAAATAGTAAGCTCGTTTCTGTTGCCGGCAATCGGCATAGCGCCTGCCCCTGCCGGTAAGTAGACTGCGTTCCCCGAAACGCCTTGAACGATTTGAGCGTCTTCGGGAAGTGTCATATTTGCACCGTTTGCGTAGTTGATTGCTTCCATTGTTTAAGCCTCCTGTTAATCAATTTTAGGATAGCGTTTTTTAATCTCCGCTATCTTTTCAAGCCATACGGCTTTGTCGAGGTCTCCCCTTAAAACCTGCATACCCAGCGGATCGGCTTCTCTTGAATAAGCCGCTTGCCGGAGCTCATCGATGTAAGCGTTGTACTCTTCTTTTGAGAGCATCCCTTCATCGTAAAGTTCTTTTTTTGTTTTTGGAACGATTTGCCCATTTTCAATTTTTTCATCGTCTTTAAGATTTCTTAAACCTGCCTCGACCTTTTCTGACTCTGTCATATCTTCAAAGTCTGTTCCTGCTTCATTGAGCTTCTTTCCTTCGGGCGGTTGGATTAGGTTTTCATCGATAAGTTTTTTCAAACTTTTCTTCTTGCCGGTGATTAAATCTTCATACATTCTAACATCATCGCCGATGTTGGCTTGAATGTTTGAGGCGTAAATATAAGTAATGCCCTCTTTTTCTTTCTTCGGCTTTTCACCGATAATGTGATTTATGATGATATTATTTTCAATTTCAATTCTTTCAAAATATTCCATATTTAATTTCTCCTATTCATTTTTAATTAAAACCCAAAAAGCAAAGGTAAGGTTTCGAGAGCGGTTTTCTTCCGCTATTGGCAAACCTTCTATTTTTGAAAAGTCTAGTCCTACTTCATTTAACCAATAAGTATATTCTGAATAGCCGCGCTCCGTGTGCCCTCTCCTTTTAGGATAAAAGGCTCCGTCAGCGCTGTTTGATATATCATTTCCTTGTGTGCCAAATGTACCTGTGATATTCCTAATCGCATCCCCCTGCTCATCATCCTGAAAGATATAAGTTCCGTTCTCAATATTTTCTTTCGTCAATTTTTTAGCACTAAACGCCTTGGCGTTCCGCCCTTTCGTACGGAAGAAATTTCCATCATAATTGACTTCGTACCAGCTATAACCTTCATAGTGCATTGATGTATCTTCAAGAGGACTAGGCATACCCGGCATCTGTAAATAGCCCTTTTGATAGTGCTCGATGAATTTACTATTTACCTTTGCAAGTAATTTGCTTTCTGCTGTTGCCATCGCTTCTTGCAATTGAGCGTCGATATAACTTTTAGCTTCATTAACCTTTTCCTGTAAGGCTTCTTCTGCAGTTTGGATCAAAGCAGAAAGCTCCAGTTTTTTAGCTTCGGTCGCCGCCGTTAATTCCCCGCTCGCTGTTGCAGCCGCTTGTTGAAGCGTGGTGTGTGCTTGAGTGCTTGAATTATTTATCGCAATCTTCGCATTCTCAATTGCTTGTTCCAGTGCCGTTTTTTGTGCTGCGAGTTCTGCCGAGATATGGTCTTTTGCGTCTTGCTTTATTTGAGTAATGACCGTGTCTCCCATTGCAGCTATAGCGGCGTTTTTTGCCTGCTCGATAAAATTATTATAGGCTACCGTTAAGTCTTCCAACGCCTTACCTAGTGCCTCGTTTGTGTATGCCATTTATACCCCCTGTACGGCCTTTATAAATATAAAGGTTCCGTCATTTTTTATAATTTTAGGCCTGTAAGGCCAATTTGAATGCTGTTCTATTCCTGTGTTAAAAATTCTTTCTACGTAAGCTGCAAACTCCGGAAAGACATCAGGGCTAAAGGGTAAGCCGTTAGCCTCTAAAAAGCCGTGCTTGTATTCGTTTTCATAGAATAATTTAATCTCTCCGATAGGACTGTCATATTTTTGAATTGCCAAAAGCCCATCTGTTTTTTTTAGTTTTTTTACTTCATTTTCTTTTTCGATTAAAAAATAATCATCATCGCTTAAAAAACCTGCAAGGTCTAAATTATTTAAACCTCCGCCTTGTCCTTTTTCTCCTTTGAAATGCCACACATTACCTCTAAAATCCACTACAGCATAACAGCCTAGCCCAAATGTTTCGGCGTTTATATTTTGCGAGATTTTATTAGTTCCGGGTTCTTCGGTTTGAATTGTTACATTAAAATTACCCGTTAATTTATAAACTATTAAGTACTGCTTAGCCCCGTTACCGTTTTGCTTGTCAAAAAATAATTTTAATGTAAAATCGTTTTTTAAGTCTCCAGATAAAATTATAACGTTGTTTAAGGCTTCTTCAAAAGTCATTTTGATTTCTGTCTTGTCTGTGCAATCAAGTTCAATAATTTTAGATTGCCAAGCTGTATAAGACGGATTGGGAGCGGGTAAGGCTTGGGGTGTTTCGTCAAAATTCAGAAGGCTTAAAATGTCAATGTCGGTGGGGAAGGAAAAGGCTGACTCTGCTATAGCTATACAAGATATTTCAGCAGTATAGTCGGATATACGGCCTTCATAAACACTTGCGACACTAAATACATATTCAGAATTTGGTTTTAATCTTTCAAAAAGTATCTTTGTTTGTTTTGAGTGCCTGTAATTATAAGCTGTCTGTCCCTTTTCTTTCCAACGTACTACAAAATCAACATCATCGCCATCCCATTCTAAACTGATTGATTTTATTTTACCTGTAGCAGTTAAGCCTACGGGCGGTTTCAAAATTTTATTTTCATGATTGTTATCATCTTTTGGAATAAGAGCAGACAAAGGATTGAATAAAGCTCCGCCAATGCCAAATTTTTGTGTAAAAACGTTACCCTTATAAGATATATTCTCTTCCTCTACAATACACTCATAGACTTTTTCGGTATCAGGATGGATTAAAGAGATTTTATCAAAAAGTCTTATAGGTATTATTGTTTCAACTTCAAATATCGGATTATCCTCTTTTCTTTTTCCTTTTAATGCTTTTTCTCCGGCTGTTTTTAGTTCTTCCCTTGTTTTTATTTTACTATCAGAAAAAGTATCTTCTACAGTGGGCAGATTATCAAAAGTTCCAACCTCAGGTATTCTTACATATATTTTTTGCTGTCTCTCTCCCTCGCCGTAACAATGTAAAACATTAACCTTTTGTATCTCTTGTTTTAATTCTTTGATGTTTGTGTTGTTTAAGGAAGATGTTTGTTTATCACTTACCCGCAAAAAATACTTAGCTTTTCTTGTTTTATTTTTAACTAAAGATTTTGCAAACTCAAAATATATTTTGTCTTTTTCAATGTAACAATTTGTGTCAAACTTATATTTTTCTCTTATCTTTTGGATAGCTTCCCATATTGATATGTTTGAAAGCTCTATATCTTCGATCAATTCACCCATATCCATTGGTACGGATTTTATTTTAAACTCACTTTTTTTTCTTGTAATAATTTCAAATGCTCGTATTACCGGAGTAAATCCTCTAACGGTTCTATCTACAAGTACATTGTTTTCATTATAAACTTTATGTGTTGCAAAATCGCTAATCCAATCTGGATTTATATATTTCAAAACAAATCGAACGGCAACATAACGCCCCATACTTGCAATAGGAACACCTGAAAAAGAGCTATCATTTTCTATATCTCGTCTAGCATTTAAAATTGGAACCCCCGAAAAGTCAACTTGTGATATGCTGCTTATGGGTGTATCTGATGATACGGATTGAATACCTATATAAACTTTTTCTCCGGTTGTTTCTACCCATCTAACATATCTTTGACCTACTATATCTCCGCAATCAAAAGCGAATGTAATAGTTCCTTTTTCATAATATTTAAGACTATCTCCATCTTGATAATAGTCTAAGTGTATGTCCCCATCTTTTATCTTGTTTAATGCAATGTTTGTTTTTTCAAGATAATGTGAGAAATCTTCTATTGTTGATTTTTGGATATAGTCAAAACCATTTACTGCATCTGATAACACAAAACTTAAAGGTTTCTTGTTCCACCCTTTCCAGTTTTCCGGTAATCGATAATTTTTAAAAAGACTTTCCAATGTACGGATGTTTGTACTTACTCCTTTGTCATTGCTTGAGTTTTCTGTAATAACAACATCTTTTATTTTTTGTTTTCCCTTATACAAAGAAGCATATTTTGCACCGACCGGATAATCTACAAGCTCTATTTTACCCGTACCTTCTTTATTGCGTTTTTGATTAAAGCTCCAGCCTACCTCATAAGCTTTACCTATTTTTCTGCCGTTTTTATCATAAAATATAACCATTATACATACCTCCCGTGATATCTAATTTTTATATTGCCGGAGTGTATTTTTATTTCCAAATTATTATTACCAGCTTGAAGTGAAAGAGGGTAGAGTAAACTTTTATCCGAGAGCTTATAAGATATATCATTATTATTTAAAAAAAGATTACCATCTTGATATTTTAATATTTGCCCCGATGTTGGCGTTATTTCTTCAGATAGTTCTAAAAAAGAATTACCGCATTTTAAAAGTAATCCATTAAGACTTTCTGTAGTGTTAATTTCAATCATTGGAATGCTTATATAGTTTCCCTCATTTTGAATTGACAATGTTTGAAGTCCTGCAACTATGGATTTTTCTTTTTCTTCTTCATAGCCGAATGGGTCTAGTGCTTTTAGCATAAAACTTATAGTAAATGTTTTAGCGATTTCTATGCCATGATTATAGCTAATTTTTATATTACCAATTAAACGACAAATATAAAATATTTTATCGTCATCATCCCGATAAACTTTTAATTCACGGCCTGCAAGAAGAGACGTAAGCCTTGAACGTTCTTTTTCCACATCTTCATATTTTTCGGTAAATATAGTACCAGAGCAATTAAAAGAGCGGGCAGAATAGACAGACTCTCCAAAAGATACCTCCCCATGCCTATCGTTTATTTTTGCCGTTTGATTTGTAATCTGCATCGAATTATCACTTGCCGTTATCCAGATCGGAATATCTAACATTTCATCATTATAAAATATTTTCATATTGTTTACCCCGCTAATGCTTGTTCAACTATTTCACCAATCAAACCTTTTAGGTCTGTAGTTTCTGTTGCTTGTATATAAATAGTGCTATTGTATGAATGATAGATTAAAGAATTGATTATAATCTGTGTTGCGGCCATGTGTTGAACGGTCGTTTCTTTTAAATCTATAACCTGATTGATTTTTGTAAACCCTTCCTTTAAGGCTTCCATAAACCAATCTCTATCTGCTCCAGATAATTGCTGAATAATAGAACCTGATGTTTTAGATTGTATTTCAACACCGCCCTCAAGAGCCTTGTTTATTTTGGCAAGTTCTGCCATATTCCCTTCTAAGTTGTCATAGAGATTTTTAATTTTATCGATAGTAAGGTTTATCTCATCTCCAGTAATCTTGCCGTCGCTAAGAATATCTTTTATTATTTCGTCTACTTTTGCTTTAATACCGGCGCTTTCAACTGCTGACTGTATAATAGCCTTTTTCATTTCGGCAGCAAAAGATTTTTTAAAACTGCCCCAGTCGGCATTATAGGCAGACTCTCCGAGAGCTGATGTCAGAGCGGATGTCATTCCGTCAGATAATGCTTTTTTAAAATCATCGCCTACATCAAAGCCTAGTTTTTTTAACATCTCTTTCATCGGTTCGCCGAACTCTTTTATCATTTGGTCTAGCTTTTCTTTATCAAAACCCATTATTTGAGACGGGTCTATACCAGTTTCGCTTATTTTACCTTCCCGAATATCTTTTTCTAATTGCTCTTTTTTCTTTTTTATTTCTTCAATAGCGGCAACTGCTTTTTCATATTTAACTTTAGAGCCTTCCAATTTTGCTAATTCCCTATCAATATCTGCATAAGCTTTCGCAAAATCCTTACCCGTCCAATAAGTGTAACCTTTATCTCTAGCGTGTTTACCTACTAAAGAACCCCACCAACCCTCTTCTTGTTTTTGTAGATACTTTTTTTTATCAAGTAATTTTTGATAGGCTATAAACTCTTTTTCTGCTGCTTTTCTTTCTTCCGATAGTTTTTGATTTTGTTCTTCTAAAATATTTCGTTGTTGTTCTCCCGAGCCCTTAAAACCGCTAAACATATTATCAACTAATTTTTGTATGCCGGTATTAAGCCCTGAGAACATTATCATTTTGTCGATGACTAACTTTCTTATAATTCCGTCAATAGTGTTAGAAAAATTGCTAAAATCTCCTGATTGAAAACCGCTTGTAATTGCTCCCATAATAGATTTCGCAGCTTCAAGCATTGGAGATTTTGTTTTTTCAATTATTTCTTTTTCTATATTGTCGATGATTTTATCTGCGGCTTCTTCTGCCGTTTCTTTTGACTCTTCTACAATAGCATTTATTTCTTCGTTAAAGGCTTTTATTGAAGCTGCATTTACGGCTTTTAGTATTGTTTCCGTTATTTCAATTACTGCTGCTACAGATTTTATAACTGCTTGCGCTAATGGAACTTTTACCATATTGCCTATTTGGTCAAGAATTTCTGAGCTTGCCTGTAAAGCTGCAAAACCATCAAGCCCACCTTGCTCGATAGCGGTTGCTATTACTTTGGTAAGAGATTTAGCAATTCCTATTCCGCCTTGTATATAAAAGTTTATAGCTTGTGCTGTTGCCTGTTGCTGTTCTTCCTCTGCATTTTCTTCGTTTTGCTTTTTTAATTCTTTAGCTTTTTCGGCAGTGATTTTTCCGGCTTTGACGGCAACGTCTATAACTTCATCAATTCTCTTTTTTTCTGCTTCAATATCGATAAGTTTTAATTGATATTGAGATTTGCCGGAACGACTTAAATCTTTCAGGGTACTGTCAATTTCGCTCAGGCTATACTTTGTTTTTCCCAATTCTATATTTATTTTATTGAGCCGTTCTTCTTGTTGTTTTAAATATCTTTCACGGTCTGTCCTGTCTTCATCGGACATTTTTTTATTATCAGATTTTCCTTTATCTTGTTCTAAAAGGTCTTTAGTTTTTTGTATTTCTTTTTGAGTCTTTTCTAACTCTTCCCTAAGTTTTCTTTGCTCTTCTGCATATTTTGCAAAACCTTCAAGTTCTGGTTCTTTTTTCTTTACTTCCTTACTTTTTTTTCTAGCTTCATTTTCCTTATCAAGGCTTTCCAGTTCTGCATAAAATTGCTTTAATTCTTTCGCCCACCTAGAAAAACCTATGCCTTCGGCAATATCGGCAGCCTGCATATTGCGTAGTTTTGTAATTCTATTACGAATATCATCCATTTTTTTGCCGATGTCATCATAATCTTTTTTTAATGAGTCTGCTTCTTTTTTTTCTTCTTGAATTCTCTTTTTCTGTTTTTGATAATCTTCCCATTCTTCATCAGCGTATTCTTGTCGTGTTTTTTTTACAGGTGTAGGATTTTTTTCTTCTTCATTTTGTCGCTTATCTATATCTTTGATTCGCTCCCTGAGAGCTTCGTTTTTTAACAAAAGGTCTTCAGTTTCTTCAATCTTACCATTTACTGCACTAAGTTGATTTTGAAGTTTGATAGTAGCTTCTTCAGCCGCCTTCGCTTCTCTTTCTGCATTTGCCCTAATAGCACTGATTGTAACACCGCCTGTCATTCTTACAAGCTGGTCTTTTATTTTTGCGTCATTTGTTGCAATAAACTTTTCTATAAGAATATTTACTTCTATTGCTTTTTCTCTTGCTTTTTTTTCTGCTTCTACTAATTTTTTAGAAGATGTCTCTAATTCTGTTCTTTCCTTTTTTAATTTTTCCAACTTATTTTTTGCACTGTCTTCTGATAAGCTACTAACAAGCAGGGCGTGTTCGGATCTTTCTTTTTCAAGTTGCCATAGTTCTTTTTGAGCTTTTCTTGCTTTATTGGCATTTTCAATATAGGAGTTTCCAAAATCATCCTGTTTTATAATTAAGTCGGGTACAAGTTGTTGTAGTTCTTTTAATGTCTCATTATATTCATGCTGTTGTTCAGTTGTCTTCCCTACAATATTTTTAAGGCTATCGTATTTATCCATCAAAGAGCCTATTTTACTGCTTTTTGCCCCAGCTTCTTGAGCTTCATCAGCTAATTTATTTGCTCTTTCCAAATATCTAAAAGACTCTTTTTCGGCTTCTTCTTGTGCTTTCCTAACTTGTGCAATAATACCCACGGCAATAGCTGCAACACCGGCTATAGCTACTCCCCACGCCATTATCGGGTTTACGGCTGCAACCATGTTGAGTTCTACCATTTCTTGTTTTATTTTTTTTACACCGATTGCTACAAGTAGAAGGGGGCCGGCTGCTGCTGCAAGTCCTGCAAAGGCCGTACCCGCCGTTTGTACCCCGACAGGTAATTCATTTATAAACTTTAAAGCATTTGTTAAACCTTGAGCAAAGATATTGACTGCCGGAATAACATTTGAAGTTAGCGTAATCTGTACAGCTTCAAAGGCACTTGCCAATTCTGCTTTTGTATTTGCAAAAGAGGCGTTTTGTATATCCTGCATTTTTTTTGCTGCCCCATCGGAGGCTTGTAATAAGCCGTCCATTGTACGGATTGCTTCTCCGCCGCCTTCAATGAGTTTTGCCATTGCACCGCCTGCAATGTTGCCGAATAGTTCGTTTGCTTTATTTATATCTACTTGCTTTTCTTTTAATCTGTCTATAATATCCGCAAAATCATTTGTTTTAGGATTAACATCATCATAAGTCAATCCGATACTTTCAAGTTTGGATTTAAAATCATCAGCACCGCTTGCTAACTTTTGTAAGCCAGCCCTAAGATAGGTACCTGCCATCTCTCCACCGTAACCTGTATTATATAGCTTCATTAAAGCTGCGGTTGCTGTTTCAAGTTTTATATTTAAGCCCGACGCTACGGGGCCGACATACTTCATTGAATAACTCAACTTAGTCATGTTAGCTTGTGATTTACTGATTGCCATTGCATAAACATCAGCAATATGCGAGGCTTTATCTGCCTCTAGGTTAAACTGTGATAGGGTAGAGGCTATAGTTCCTGATGTAAAAGCTAAGTCGCTGCCCGTTGCTCCTGCAAGGCGTAATACACCGTCAAGACTGCTCATTGCTTGTGAGGCACTTTGTCCGGCAGAACCCAGATTATATAAAGCATCAGATGCTTGACTTGCACTAAAGCGAGTGGTAGCACCCATCTCTTCCGCTTTTTTTCTCAATGCTTCCATTTCTGTACTTGTTGCACCCATTACAGAAAATGTATTTTGCATTGACTGTTCAAAACTAGTAAACGTATCTAAGGCTTGCTTTCCGAAAAGAGTTAAGGGTAGGGTAACGCCTGCAGATAATCCGACACCGATAGATTTTAATTTTTCATTTATTTGATCTGTTATGTTTTCAATGTCTGTATTTAGCTTATCTGCAAGTTTTTTCGACTTGATAACAGCTTTTTCAAATTCACTTGTTTTTAATGCTAACTCGGCATATAGCGTTCCTAGTGATCCTTTCCCCATTTATGTCCCCTTCCTATGTATCATTACCGGAAAAAGTTTTGTTCATGTTTTTCATAAAACTTTCTTTTTCTTTCTTTTCTTTCCTTATCCTTGTTTCTTCTTTTTCTAGTTCCTTTCGTTGTTTTTCAAGGCGTTTATTGTCAGCTTCAACTGCAACAATACAAGCCTCATCGATTATAAACTTCTCAAAGTCATCTAACTCTGTGATGTATTCACTTGGGGCTTTTCTCCAGTATTTTGCGACTCTCCCAATTCTTTCGAGCTTAGCATTTCCGACTTTTTTTTTATCTGGATTTCCCATTCTGTCAAATACCATAGGAATAGGTCATCAAGAAAATCTTGAGGCATAACATCATTTCTGTTTGCTTCGGGGGTTCCTAAAAGATTGACTATTGCGTCATAGCACTCTTGGTATTTAGGTTCTACCATAGATTTTTCTGCAAGCTCGTGTCTGAATTCGTCCTCTTCTTCTTTCATTTGTTTAAGATTGACAGATGATTTTTCCATTTTTTCTTCATTCAAAATATCCGATATTCCCTCAACAAACTTATAAAGAATGTTAGGAAAACGGCCGCACATCAAAAGTTCTTGAAAGTTGATTTTATGAATTAAAAATGGGCGTTTTGCACCATTCCAGTACAAGTCTACCCATTTGCAAGAGTCCATAGCTAAGGCTTCAGCCGATGTTTTATTCCCGTCTTGAGAAAGTTCCTTTTTTCTCTCTGCTACAAGTTTTTTTGTTCTAAAGTTATCAATAATTTTTTTTATCATCCTAATCCTCTTAGTTTTATTTTTTAAAATTACCGCCTAACTTTTTTTAGTTAAGCGGTAAGATTTTTTTATTCCCCTACATACTGAGTGTAGTCATTTAATCCAATCTCCTTGATAAACTTCATAGGAAGATTGCTCCTCTTATTCTCGCCGCCTGAGCCCTGCAATTCCTGTGCTGCAAAGTTATCTTCTCCAGCATCGTTGCCGTTGGGAGTGATTTTGCAAGAAGGGAATAGAAAGGCCTTAACTCTTGAGAATGAGCCTTTAGTGTTTACGCCGCTTTCGTACTGCTCGACAAAGTAACGCATTGCGATCAACGGAGGATTACCTGCGTTATCTACAAAATATTCGCCCGTTTTTTCGTTGTAGGAGTTTCCGGTAACCATAGCAAGAAGTTTTGTTGAGATTGTTGCAAAAGAGGCTGTAATGTTTACACCCTTTATTTGATCTGCTTCTTTAACAGAACAGCGGATACCGTGTCCCGATGTTGCATTGTTGGATTTTCCAGTTTCCTTTTCAAAGTCATCTTTAAAACTTTTTGCTTCTTTCGTTGCTACCCAAGCGGTAATGCCGAGAAGTTCTGCGAGCTTACCGGAAAAACCGATAGGAGCAAACCACGGCAAGTCTCCCGTTGCTTGAGTGGTAATTTTTAAATACTCGGCATCGTAATCTTCTCCGATGTCTGTCTTTGCAGCCTTGAGCTTGATACCTTGGCCTGCGATACCCGTAAACGCCGTATTCAAATCTTTAACCATGTCTGCCACGGTTACAGCTTTTTTGTTTGCGGCCGTAGAGGCAAATGTAACCTCTGCCTTTTTTGTACCGTAAACAATGCCGATTTTTAAGTCATCTCCAGTCCATCCGTCGATGTCAAAGGTTCCGACTTTACCAACTACGCCGCCTCTGTGCTTTCGTTTTTTACCAGTCATTCGGTCGGTATCTTCCCAATCATTGGGTGTAGGAAAGCTCTTATCGGCGTTCAAGAGTGCAATTTCCGCACGTCCGATTGAATAGGAATATTCGTTCTTGTTTTCCATAATTCTTAACCTCCAATAAAATATTTACATAAAATCCCGCCCGAAAGACGGTATTTTAAAATTAAGCTGTTTCGATATTGCGTTGAGTTCTCCCTCTACAAACTCATCTCCGCAATCCATAAATTGAATTAAAAAAGTAGAGCCATCAGATATTCTATTGATATGCTTACCGTCAAGACCTTTAATAATCTTTTCAGACATTGTATCAAGAGTTTCAAAGTCTCCTGCCGGAGCTATGGCAAAAACCGTAAAAGTTTGCCATCTCCCAAAGGCTCGGGTTTTGATTTCATTACCCATTTTGAAAATAAGATAAGGCTTAGGCGTTGTCTTTTTTTCGTTTCCGATGTAATAAGTTGGATAGATTTTTTTTAGCGTTTTATAAATAGCCTTTCTCATTTTCTTATACCCTGTTTATAGCAACTCCTAAAGCTTCTTGTATTCCATCAAAGAACATACCGGCATGATGATTTCTCGTTTCAGTCAATATTGCATATTTGCCATTATGAGCATTCTCAAGGTAATACCCATATTCTTTCCCTGTATCTCCATACAAATCTTGATGTATGGATGATGATATTGTATTTTTGAAAATAGAAGTTTTGCCTTTTAATCCTTTTCGGGCATCTCCGGTTCTATCTATCCATGGCCTTTTTTCTTTTGCATAACGCTCCATACTCGCAGCAGTCTTATGAGCAACCATTTCACACTCATCGAGTATTTCTTTTTTTGCTTTGTCTAGGTTTGAAAAAAAAGCGTCCATCCCTCTCATTCCGTTGCCTCGTTTATTTCTTTTGCCTTTCCTGACATTTTAAATACATTGTCATATCCACCGACTGTAATTTTTCGGATAAATTCAACCTCGTATCTGTTACCGCAAAAATCGAACTTATCGCCCGATTGAATATTAGCGTTATATCTCGCCGTAATATTTACAACATGATTTTTTAATAAACCTTCTTGTATAAGTCTATCTGTTTCATTATGAGATAGCTCGGCAATTCTTACCCGTTGCGTTTCAGTTCGTTTTTCAATATTTTTAATATTACCGAATGCATCCTCTTGTTTTTCATTTCGGATAAAAATTATTTCAATCGGATTGATGTTGATAATTTCTTCCGTGTCTTTTCGTAAAACATCAATATCGCCTACCATAAATCATCCTCGTGTTTTTTTTGGTAAATAAAAAATGAAGATGCGTTCTTTTGTTTATTTTCCGCTTCCCAAGCCTCTTTATAACCTTGTGCTGTTTTAAGGCAAAGGCTTACATAATCGGCGGCTGTATATTTTTCAATACTTTCACCGCCTGCGTGAATACTTTTTATATCTCCTGCTGTTTTTTGAATGATACCGGCTTTTTGAGTCCATAAAAGATAAAGAGCATGATTTTCACTTTCAGCCCCTTGAATAGTTATTGTTAAATCGATATCGGAAAAGTTTGTGTCTTTGTCCGTTCCGTTTTTAGGGATTTCTTCGTTTAACAGATTGCGTATTCGTTTAATTGTTGCTTCGGTGATTATCATAACTCTTTAACCTCCTTCATTTATTAAAAGGCAGGCGGAATATTCCGCCCATCTTTTTTTAAGCGAGTACAACCTTATGCACCGAGCCTGATACATCAGCTACGACTGCACGGCTAAAGAATTGTACAACATCAAGGTTTGAAAGTTTCATAATATCACCCTTCTGTGTAAGTTGGGTAATATCGGTCTTTACAAGAGACTTGAACATATCTTTAGGCTGAATGAGGTATACCTCATTATCCTTGGGAGCTTCAAAGGTTACTTTTTCGCCCTTAACCTCTCCCTGCCATCCGTCATAAGCGAGTACGGTTTTAATCTGTCCCAATGCTCCGAGCTGTGAACCGTTTTGCAACATTCCTGCTACAGCCGCCTCAACATCCATAGCTGTTGCACTGTTGCAAAGTGCAATAGTAGGACGGAGTCTGAAGCCGTGTGCATTTTGACGCTTTAGAGCGTCTTTGATACCCTTGCGGAGTGTGTAATAAATGATTTCCAACTCTTTTGCATTAGTATATGCTGCTCCGGTTACTTTGTTTGTGATAGAGTCGCCCGAATAAGAAGCTTTTATAATCGGAGACAGGTAGATATGGTCAAGGATTGCATTATGAGCAATACCCATTGCCCTGTTTGCCTGTCCGACATTCCAGAACTGATTATACCTTACCCATTTTTCCAAAACCGAATAACCGCAAGCATAGTCAATCATCTTCACGGTTTCGAGTTTTCCGGTTTTCCAACCTGCTAAGGGTACGCTTTCACCTGCATTGACAATTCCGAAAGCTGCTTGAAGTCCGATCAAGTCTCTGACATCGATTGTTTCCGTAAACTCGGAATTGAAAATCTCATCGTAGATGAACTGATATAGTGTCGGGTTAGCGGCCATTGCTTTTGTTACATCGACGGTTGCATTTTGGATAAATGCTCTTACATCCTGCATACTCATTTCACCGGCGGCCTCTTTTTCGGCTTTTGCAAGACGAGAAAACATCTCTTGAGTGAATATTGCCCCGCTGCTGGTGCCGGTATTCTGTAAAGCCATTTCACCTGCGGGTTCATTAGGTGCCTTGTAAAAGGCTCTAAACTCTTTTTTTTCTTCAAGAGCCGAGTTTCTAAGCTCTTCCTTTGTAATTATTTTCATAAAATGATTACCTCCTATTCCTTACATTCCGAGCGAAAAAATAACGGAATTACCCGATTTACCCCAGTAAAAACCGACCAGCTTATTACCTGCCGATGTCTTCGTGAGTTTTCCATCTGCTGCTGCAACATAGATTTTTTCTCCAACTTTCGGCAAGGCTGTTTCATCGAAAAGTGTAGTTGAGAAATCGGTTTCTGTATCAAAATTGACAGATACTTCGGTATCGCTGATTTTATCAAAAGCTATACCGGCTCTATCCCCTACAAAAACAATACCGTGCTTATCAAGAGCGTGTCCTGTAGGAACGGTTACCGCCGATACAGGAACTGTTTTTATAGTTGACCTTAGTTTGTGTTCATATACCATTTTATACCTCCTTAAAAAGTTATAACGGTTTTTTCACTACCGCCTGTTTTATTACCCATTTCGCCTATGGGTTCTTGAGCGGCTTTTGCTTGTACCATTTTTTGAATGTCAGCGTCATTGATAACCCTATCCATCTCACCTGCGATTTGCTCTTTTGTCATACCCTGTTTAAGTCGTGCGAACTTATCGACCATAGCGGACATTTCGCCGGTAGGCTTGCCGTCTTTGATTAAGCCTTTCTCAATCTTGACGGTTTCTACCATCTCGCCGAAAGCTTTTTTTTCACTTTCGCATTTTTCCGTCTCTTTTGCTTTTTTTGCAATAGAGATAGCATCGGCGATGCTCATTTCTCCGGCAGCTTTTTTTAATTCGTCAAACTCTTTTACCGAAGCCTCCAAGGAAGAGACTTTTTGCGTGTCTTCAAGTTTGAGGTTCATTTCGCCCGCAACAGCTAAGGCTGACATACGACCGTCTTTTGTACGTTTAGCTATTTCCGCCAAAAGCTCATCGTTTGTTACATTCGTTATGTTTTCCATTTTTACCTCCATGGGTTCATATTTTGTAATGCGGCGTACTTTTTTTGCCGCACCTAAATTGACTTTATCATCAGTTAAACTGTAAGGGATTTTATAAAGCTGGTCATCTTTTTCGGCGATAACATAATCATCATAGATTTCTTCCGAATAAACATAATCTTTGTATTTTGTGCTCAATTCTTTGCGTATTTTACCGTGTAATTCCGAATGACTTACATCCATTTCTCCCACGTGAATGCTGTTTTTTTGCCCTTCAGTAAAAGGCGGTACAAAATCTATAGAGCGGAGATTGTAATCAATTACCATAGCCCCTGTTGAGTCATAGGTTGGAACACCCCAGATTGACACCGCATTTATTTGTTTATTTTTTAACCATCGCCTTATTTTTTCTGCGTGATCTCCCTTATCCGGTATTATGCGGTAGTGTATTTTCTCATTTTCTTTGTCGAACAATACACCAATAACCGAGCCGTAAATCTCACGGCCTTCATAATAAAAGGCTTCTTGACTTTGATGTCCGTAACAAGACGGAACGAATACGGGGCTTGTCAATATTTTATTTGCAATGCTTTCAAATGCACTATCGGCATAAGTACCGTTTCCGCCTTTTCTATACTCTACAGTGAATACGCAATCAAGCGGTTCTTTTTCGTGTTTTAAAGCCTTTATCATTTCAGGCGTTGCAAGAGGATTGAGCGGTATTTTAGCTATAAGGTCTTTAGCTTCATCGCCTATAAGCATTTCGCCCTTACAAGATATATTTAGTGCGTTTGTCATCTCTCCGAAAGGTAGAGGCTTTTGTATATATTCTTTTTTACCCATTTATAGCTCCTGTTTTTTTCTATGTTACAAAATCATAGGTACGTAACGCAATATAAAACTAAAAAAAAAGTTTTTATTATGGTACTTTTTAGTAGGTACGCAACGCAAGAGAAAAAGAAAAATATTTTTTATTTTTTTTGAATAAAAAAAGAGAGCTCTTTTGGAGCTCTCTAGGGTGGGTGGGGGCGGTTTTATATGCCTTTTAATTAAGAGTTTCTACTCACTACTGGTAAAAGTTATTCATACATAAGAGATAAGCAATGAGCAACGGAGTGGGGGCTGCCAGTTGCTCGTATACCCTCGTCTTCACTATTTAAACATTCATATCTTTCTTTTATTTCTTCTTCCCCTTCTTTCTTGAGATAAGCTTCAATTTCGGCATCTGTTAAATTATATTGCAACAAGATATTTTTTACTTCCGCTCTATATTCTTCGTACGTCATTTTTTCTTTTTCCACAACAAACTCCTATGGTATTAGCCCGTCTCTATATTTCATCGCATCTTCATAATCGGCGAAATGTTTTATATTTGTTTTTATATCTTTCCATTTAGTTTCATTTTTCTTTCCAGTATATTTATAAAAAATAATATCTTCTTTTTCATAACCTTTCACACCTTTTTTCCAGTCTTTGGGTGCGTATTCTTCATTAAAAGAAACATAAGATACTGGCTCAAAACCGTTTTTTGTATAAAACTTGTGATTACCTGCATAGCTATCCAGTTTTACCCCGCCGTTATTGACAGCATACCTAATTAAATCGGAGCCTTTAGTGTCTTTGTCGTTCATGTTTTTGCAAACACTTATAATATCTCCATCAGGCTTTATTGCAACACAAGAACCGCCTTTGGTTGTAAACAGCTTAATATTATTATACTCTTCTTTTGAGTGAGCGTCAACTCTCCAAGCATTTTCAACCGGTACATTTTCTTTGGCTTCTTTGATTGCTTTTGCGAATTCTTCAGGTGTTTTTTCTCCTATACCTGCCAAAAACTGTTTATATCTATTTTTCTCCGCCTCTTTCTTTTCCTTTTGCCGTCTGTATGCTTCACGTCGTTGCTCTCTTAATGTTTCTTTTTGCTCTTCGGTCAACTCGTCCATATTTATGAATGAGTTTTTATGCCTTAGCCGCTCTTTTATCTCTTCCCAATTTTCAGGCGGTTTATTTACAGCGTCGCCTTTTTTTATGTCATCGGCGATAATCGGTGCAAGGTTGCATAGGCAGCATATATGCGGTTTTTCCGGTGCATCGTCCAAAGGGTAAATACCGACTCCGAGTCCAAAGTCATCGGCATAAGCTAACTCATCACAAACATCATGAAACCCCGGTATTCTGTTATTTGACAATAACCACTTAACTGCTTTTATTGCGGGGTTATCTTTATAACCTTCTATTGTTGATTGCCAATACACCTCGCTTAATTCGTTTCTAGCGAGCCGTAAGGCCTCATAGTTTAAGTTTTTTGGAACCCTGCCACCCATTCTATTATACATGTTAGGATAATCTTTTGCAAGTGTTTCGGAGCCTTGTTTTACATATTGTGTTAGAGCTTTTGCAACCTTCACGCAATCAGTATTTATACCGCTGGATATAATCTCTTTGATTTTTTCATAGTTATTGCCGGATAAATCCCATATCCTGTCTGACAACACAAACTCTTTATTTTTAAAGACTCGCTTTTTCTCCATTGTGCTTTTGGCTATCAATTCGGCCTCACGTATAATATCTTTTTCGATAAGTCTGCCTTTAATTAAGCCTTTTGCCTTGTAGTGTTTTAAAATGCCGTTCCCTATAGACAGTCCTGCATAACTAGCTTTAGTTAATCCTTCATCAAGAATTCGGTCGAGTTCAGCAGCAAAAAATATTTTTTGTTCTTCGATAACATCGTTAAGTTCTTTGTTTATACCCTTAAATGTACCATACCCGATATGCTTTTTTATTTCGTTTATGCTTTCCTGCATAGCCACCTTTATTTCTTTTTCGGCAAAGAGTAGGGCGGCTTTCCTTATTTCGAGGGCTTCTTTTATAAAAACTTGTAATTCTTCAGGAATACCTGATAAGTCAAATGTCATCAATCAACCTCTTTGAATAAGTCTTCGATTGCATCTCCAGCGTCAATATCTCCGCTTCTTATTCTATCTTGTAAGGCCTCAAGGTTGATTTTTAGTTTAATCCACTCAGCGGCTGCTTCTTTCTCTGTTTCATAATCATTCGGAATTGATATAAAAGTTTTAAGCGTATTAAATGCCGATTGCGGTGATACTAAGCCCATAATCATAGCCTTATCCATTGCATTTATAAAGGTTGCAAGTGCGTTCATTACCTGCACATCATCTTTAACCGTTAGCTCTGCCCATCGGATAGATACATCATCAGCTCCGCCGTCCGTGCTATAAATATCCCGTCCATTTATTGCATTTTGGAAAAGATAAAAAACATCGGATAACCAAATATAGAAGTCGTTATATTCTCCTTGCCGACCTTCTACTTTCTTAGCCCATACAGGTGATTGTTCTTGAACGCTTGCATTAGTGGAGTTCATAGCTGTACCATATAGATATTCAGGCATTGTAAGTTCAATAATAATCCAGTGTAAGAGTTTTAAAAGAGATATAGCACTTTCAGCATTGTTGGGCTGTTGTATAAAATTGACACTGTCATTTTCGCCGCTAAGAATTGCGGCTTTGAATTGTGATATATCTATGCTTTGCTTTCCGGAGTTTATATTTTCCAAGTCTTCAGCTGTAAACCCGAATGAATATTTTAAAAAATCTGATACATTTTTAACTCTTGCCTGTATTTTTGGATCTAAGATTTCGTCTATGTGCTTCCCTAACTTTCTTAAAGTTGCATCGTATCTTAAAATAAAAGGAACAGCGGCCGCTATTTCAGGTATTCCGTCTTTAAGGAATGTTTGTTTATTGTTGTAAAGACAGTAAACGGGTACAAAATTTAAGCTGTTTGTGTTTTCTATGTGCTTTGAGTTGTATTGAGGAGGTAAGTCTCCGTCAATTGTTATAAGCTCTTTACCCGCCGTCAGTTCTATTTTGATAGTAGCTTTTTTGTCAAAGTTCTTATCTTTCCATTTTTCGACTGTTTCAATCACAAACTTTGTATAATTGTCGAGCGAGTCTTTAATACAATCATCTTCTATGACATTTTCTAAAGGTATTTGCTTAATCTGCATTATGATTTTACCCTTAATATTTTTTTCAGCTCTTAGCCATACAAAATGTTTGCCGTCAATCATAGTCTGCCGATAAATAGCCAAAAGTTTATTTTTATTATTTGTTAAATATTTTTGAATATCAGCTGTAAAAGTATCACTTTCGGCAGTAATTTCAGGAAGTCCGATAAACCAGCTGAAAGTGTCTATATAGGTTTTTGTAGAATAATTGCCCAGCGAGTAATTAGCATAGTTAGAATATGCTCCGCTATCTGCCGGAGCCGATGAATACAAAGAACGAGATAGAACATAATCTGTCTTTATGTTATCAAATGCCCCCCGTCCGTCTCGTTTTGTTTCAATAAAAAGTCCGATTGTGTTTCTTTTCAAAAAATCAAATAGTTTCATATTTTTCTCCTTTTATTTTCCGAAGGCTTTAGTAAGAACATTTCTTGCCGTATCTTCATTTACAGGGTTTTTCGTATCAGGTTTTAAAAAGTTTATACCGTGTACAAAAGCATCCATACGGTCGGGGCTGTCATCGCCCGGCTGCCAGTTGCATAGCTCATCTTCGAGTACCTGTAAATTGTCGATATAATGTCCTTTACCGCTTTCTGCATAGTTAGTGTATTCTTTTTTATCCCTGTAAAAATGGATCCGCCCCTTTTCACAAAGTAAAGAAGCGTTCATAGCTCTTGCTTGCTTACTGCGTGTCGAGTGTACTCGCTCAATAGGTGTTTTGCAACCCGCATTTACGAGCGTACTTTCCACCATATCGCCGCCTTGGTTATCTTCAATTACGATTACATCTGCATGATAGTGTTCAGCCGTCATTACTGCTATAGATCCCCATTCGCTAGGTCTTCCGATTATGGAATTATCACGAAGTACATAATAGTGCATTTCGTCCCTACATTTTACCTCGTCTTCAAGTGTGAGCTTTTCAGGTGCGTATGCTTCAAGAATTACGATAATACCATTATGATTTGACTCTTCTTGATTATGACTTATCGCAGGGTCAACACAGACAATAATCCTGTTGCGTTCAGCAGGTATCGGCAATTCGTCAACTCTGTTGTACTCAATCCATTCTTTTTTGAATAAAGCGTTAGGGTTATCATCTAGGATGTGTGCGTATAATTCTTGAAGTTCAAGTCGAGTTCCCTTGTATTGTGCTGTGATTGTGTTTATAAATGCAGGTGATAGGTTAGCTTTATTTTCAAAAGTAGAACCGATGGTAACACATACGCATGATTTACCGTCAGCATCTTTTAAGTCCTCAAGTTCTTTTGTAAACTTTGTAGGTTTTGGGGTACTCGTAACAACACAAAGAGGATTACTACCTAAGCGTAAACCTAAAAGCAAGTTATCAAATGTTTCTTTCGGGTATCTCCATTTGTGTATTTCATCGCACCATAAGAAGTCTGATTGAGCACCTCTCGACTTTTCAGGCTCCGATCCATAGAAAATACTGATTACCGCTCCATTGCTAAAGAATACTTTTTTTACAGACGGCTTATAAACCATACCCAAGCTAGGCGGACAGTATCGAGCTATACCGCTCTCTCCGTTAATCATAATATCCCGCACTTCTTCAGCTGTTGCACCACAAAGCGATAGGTGTTTATACTTTCCTGATTTTACCGCCTCGATAATAGCCTCGCCCGCCGTTCTTGTTTTACCAAAACCTCGACCGCAGCGTAAAACCCAGATGTATTTTTCTCCAGTTACCCACTCAAGGGGTGGAAGCTGACTATCTCTAGCCCAAAATGCCCAGTCGTATTCTAAGGCCTCAAGTTCTTTAAATTCAAGAGAGTTTAAAAATTCATTCTTTGCTTTTGGGTTATTTCGGAGTACATCGGCGGTAAGAGTTCTATCGTCTAAGCATTTCCAGCCTGTTTTGAGCGGCGCTTTCACTATTCAGCCTCCGGCTCGTTTATGGGGGTAAGTTTTTCGGCAAGGGCTTTTTTCTTGAAAGCTATGTTTACTTCAATATCGTTGTCATCAGAATTATCACTTAACGATATTTTTAAAATCTCATCGTTCATACCATACGCCTTACGCTCAATATCTACGGCCATGTTTGCGAGTTGAGGTAATACATTCCATGATATTTCGTTTATAACTTCATTCAGACTTTCAATGTCATCTCCGGCTGCTTTTATTTTGTCAATCAGTAATTTGGCCTTTTTCCCCGCAACGAACTTTATCGCCTGTGCAAGTTGTATGTTTTCTTTATTTGCCTTTTTTATTGCTTCTATGTTTTCTTTTCGTATTATTTCGTCAATATAGCGGTCGTAAGCATCTGCACGAGCTATCCAGTTATTACGAGATGACAATTTCTGATAATATGTTAGACTTTTGCCGTGTTTTTCTTGTACTTTGGGAATTGTCCGCAATGCTCCGAGATTAAGAAAGGTTTTAAAGTATTCGTATTGTTTGGCTGTTTCTTTTTCTTGTCTATCCCATTTTTCCGCCATTATGCTTGACCTCTCATGTTTATTTTACCGTCTGCCACATCATAAAGGATTGAAGATTTTACAAACTTTTCTTTTGTTTCAATATGCGCCCGTCTGCAAAAATCTTGTTTTGCTGCGTTGTTTTCAAATACAAGGGTTAAGGTGTAGTCATCGTACTTTGCCTGATAATCATCATCGCTTCGGTTTTCGGCTTTTCGCATATCCCTCTCTGCTTGTCGTGCTTCTTTAAGGCGATCTGCTTTTTTTGCCTGTTCTACCATGTCCACTATATCATTTTGTTCGGGGTTAGTGTCAAATAAGTTATTATCATCATCAAAAAGACTTGAACCTGCAAAAATATATTGCATATCAAGCATATCAAAAGCTAAGTCTTTTTGAAAATCTATATCAGGATAGGATAATTTAATTTCTTGTAATAACTCGTTATCCCATTCACCTTGAGCAGCCGGATTATTCAAGAAGATGTTAATTTTTACTTCTGTTTTCTCATCAACATTTATCATTGACACTTGCAAAGAATAATCATTTTTAGGATATTTATATTCTTCGTCCATAATTGATAGCTTTTGATGACCACCCACAACATTCATAGTTAAGCGGTTTACAACTATCGGCTGTACAAGTCCGTAAGTCTTTAAGCCTTTTTTTAGCTTTTTACGAGCTTCGTCAGATATTTTTCTAGGATTATAGGGCGCTTCGTGTATACTACTGCGTTTTACCGTTTGCATTTGATATACTTCAAACTTGTTATTTTCCATATTCTTGCCACCTCAAAAAATCGGCTTTAGCCATTGGGTATTTTGTTACCCATTTTTGATAATCTTCAGGAAAGTTATTTTTTAACCATTCAAGAGATAAGCCTTTGTATATATCTATATTGCGAAACCCTGAGTATGTTTCGGGTGCGAGGATTAAACGATTTTGTTTTATGTAGTTATTGATGTCTTTTTTTGCCCATTCGTGTAAAGGACAGAGTTTTTTATACTTCCAGTCTATACCATTGTCGAAAGTTTTAAGCATACAGGCTCTAGCCAGACTTTCGCAAGCCTCCCAGCCTAAAGATATGTATTCAATGTTGTATTTTGCCCTCAATGCCGCAAATGTATCAGCCATTGTAAGGCGTTTGATGTTTTTACCTTCTCTTGAAAGTAGATAAGTTGTTTCGTAGTGCGGATATTGCTCAATCTTTATATTATACCGCTTTTCGTAATAGCGGATAACTTTATTCTTGCTCTCAAGATTTTCACAGTAATATAAGAAAACGGGCGTATATCGCCCCTTCATAAACTTATTGAATAAGTCCAGCATTACTGTTGAGTCTTTACCGAGTGAATAAAGCACAATGGCGGATTGAACATTATCCGCCATGTACTGTATTGATGAATACAGGTTTTTCATCGACTAGAAGAACCTTTTTCTACCATTTCTGTTTGTCGAAAAAATAAGACCAGTTCCAGAATTCCTTCGCAAGGCTTTTTGTTTTGCACTTCCTGCCGAGCCGTTACCGATACCGCCAGAACCGTCAAAATAAACTCTTAGCCCCATAAGACCATCGCTAAACGGGTCTTGTCTAAAAAGTATAAACATAAAGACACCTCCTAAAAATTAAGTAAGTATCTTTATTTTAAATAAATGGTAGTTAGTAACGCAAGAGAAAATAATAAAAAACTTTTTTATTCAGGTAAGTTATAATTCCATAGGCCTAGTCTGCCTTTAACTTGCCGGATTGGATTTTTAAGAAGTGTAGGATTTTTCAAAATCCAGTGGTACTGTCCGTCTATAGACCACGGACTAGAGCTGTCTTTTACAATATCGACTAAATCAACATAACCGATTATGGATTGACTTTTTAATAGCCATTTATCTTGATAATCGCATATTCTCTGTAACATCTCCGACTCTGACCGTGTACCTTCAGGAATTCCAGCTTCAACATAAGCGTCTAATAAATCATAGTACCAGTCTTCAAGTTTTTCCGCATAATCGCCATATTCACTTAATATCTTTTCGTTATCTTCAAGCTCTATGAATTTTGGCGGATTTTCGTCTTGAGTAATAAAAGGTAAAGTATCTCCGCTTGAATGAATGTATAGCCTTCCTCGATAGTCGGTAGTCCAAGTTCTATTCTCAACATCTTTTCCGCCTTGTATTATTAAATAAGCATACGGATTTTTAACGCTTAAAACTTTTACTTGCATTTTTTATTCTCCTTTTCTATAGGTTGTATTTTTTCTATATCCTTTTTTATTTCATCACTCAAGTTGTCAAGATCGTATTTGTTTTGAATATTTAACCAAAACTCCGGACTCGTGCTAAATACTCTAGCAAATCTTAACGCCGTATCTAAAGTAATAGGCCTTTTTCTTTTAATAATTCGGCCTATATGTGTTTGTGAAAGTCCTATGATTTTTGAAAGTCTATAAGCTGTAATGTTATTCGGCTTCATAAAATCTTCTAAAAGAATTTCGCCTGCATGTACAGGTTTTAATATTTTTTTCTCCAAACTCATACTACAATACTAACATTTTTAGTAAGTATTGTCAATAGCTTTTTTATCTTTTTATTATATTATTTTTCATACATCTTAATACTTTTTATACTTTATTCTCATAAAAACAAATATCAGGATAAATCCACATCAAAAGTTTTTTCTTTAGTTTATATACATCAGTCTGTACGCCTTTTACATCTTCATACATGATTTTTCCGTTTTTGCTATACTTAAAATCGGCATAATAATAAACTGCTCGACCGCCTTTTTCTGTTTTTGGTACAAGTAAAAATCTGGGTTGTAACTCAAGACAGGCTATATCGCCTATCTTTTCAAGCTGTTTTAATTCAAGGTATCTATTCATTTCAGCCAAGCTGTCAAATGTTATGCCGTCTATTGTCCGGCGTTCTTTACTTGATATGTTGTATTTGTTTTTCTTGTAATACATACTTAATACCTTCTATCTCTTTTTATTGCTTCAATCAGCTGCTCTTTTTCGATAGGCCGATTATTTATCAGTACTGCCGAATTACAACGCAAACAACAGGTAGTTTTTAGGTTGAATGGATGATCTATTATTTTAAGGCCGTAAGTTTTAATATTTTGTTTTGTTTTGGGTATTCGATGAGCCATTTGTCCGGTACTCCAGTCTATTTTTTTACCGCAGACTACACAATGCCATTTATCACGGTTAAAAACATAAAGCCTTGTTTCTTTTATTGTCATTATCTATACCTACTATTTATTAAATGTGTTATGTGTCCTCTTAAAAGAGGATTGTCAGTTCTATACACCTTAATTATTCCACATTGTTTTTGATTGTCTGTTTTTTCTTTTGTTATTTCATTCATGCCGTATCTATGCTGCCTTTTGATATTTATTTATAAAAAACTGCTTACCTTCGACAGTAATCAGTGTTTGTGTGCCTGTTTTTTCTCCCTGCTGCCATTCTTTAACCTCAAAATATCCTTTTTGGATATACTCAGAATATGGGCATAGTTGATTGTGTTTATCCCTATATAAAAACCCGTCAAGTTGTAACATTTTGATAAATTGCCTTTCAGGTATTTTTAGTTCTTTTGCTGTGTTGCGGATATTTGTAGAGTTACCTCGACTTATAAGGGTATCAAAGTATTCTACTTTAGGCTTTTGCTGTTCGATTGTCTTTTCTGCCAAATATAGCTTTTCATTTAATGAATTGATTGTTTTGCTGGATACTTGTAAGGCTCTAGCCATAATCATTTCGGGCGTATTCCAAGCCTGCTCGACTTTAATTAGGTATTGCCGGATTTCACGGCCTTTGTCGTTATTTTCTACCATAGCCAATTCTTTGGCCATTGAAAGAGATAAAAGATAGTCTATCATAATTTGAGGGCGTGATTTTGCGTTCGCCAAATTTGGCGAGCTCAAATTTTCTGTTTTTTGATAATCTTTTCCCTCTATAAAACCGTATTTTTCAATTCTGTCTTTTATCCAGTTAGAAAAATCACGGCCTACTTCAAGAGAATTATGTAAATCTCTTGCGTTGATATATTGTCTGTCTTCAGCAGTGATAATCTCTAATCCTGTTTGTTTTTCAATTTTTTCGTTTTCAAAAAGTTCTAATTCTTTCATTTTCTCCCTCCCACCGATTAAAAGAAGCCCCGCCGAAGTTGCAAGGATTAAGGAAAAGACAACCTCAGGCAGGGCGGGACAGTTATCAAGTTTTTATTTTATCATTACATTTTTTAAATAAAACTAAATAAAAATATATTCCTAAAGTTATAAATCCGAAAACCGCTACAAGGATCGTCTTTTCAGTTTGTATAAATCCGGCGGTAACCAATGTTATTATTCCCATTACAAGAGGTATCAATACAGCCTTATTCCGTTTTTGTTTCAAACAGTCAAAGACTGCAACACCTCCTCCGAGCAATATAATCGCTGCTCCAGCGATGCCGGCCGGTGTTGTTTGTCCGTAAGTCATCATAAGAACTCCGAACAAAACAAGCCCTAAAATGATAATAAAAATTAGCTTAGCTTTCATATCTAAACCTCCTAAAAAATTATTTACAATCAGATTTATTACCTGACTTCAATATACGGTATTATTTCTGATGGCTTAAAAATAACTTTATAATGCTTATCAGACACCATACTAGGCTCAAGTTGTTCAGAAAAATAAGTAACATTGTCTGATAAACCTAAATAGTGTTTTAGATATTTACCGTCTTCCGTTTTTACGGTAACGATAAGGTCTTTATCATTATCAACAATAATAGCCAAATAACCCTCGATTACTAAAATGTAATCGTTGGTAATGCCATTATAAAAAACAGCCCGCCGGTATACTTTGAAATTTTGTTCTTCTTTTTCTAAATTAAACCTAGCAACATCAGCATCGGCACAAGATATTAACGAGAATATAAAAACCGAAATCAATAATACAAAAAATGTTTTTATCTTTTTCATAAAAACCTCCTAAAAATAGTATTCATAAGTTGGGTTAGTAACGCAACATTATTTTAAAAAATATTTAAAAATTATTCTAAATATATCCCTTCTTCGGCAGCTAGTCTGTAAGCCGTTTCTATCAATAGGCTTTCTTCTTGAGTGTTACAATCAGCCTCGCTTTGTGGGAAAGGTCTATTAAAAAGAATGTTCCATACAACATCGCCGTTTTCATCTTTCATAGCCGGATAATTCATTTCATACATAGCTTTTTCTTTTATGGCATATTTAACCATTGCAGGGTCATTACCTGTCGCATTTGCAATAGCCCGTATAAGGCCGTGAAGTTTTGTATTTTGCGAGTTTTTACCGGTAGTGCGTTTTTTGTATTTATCCGATAAAAGCAATTCTATAGGCGGAGCTATGTATTTTTTCCCTTCAGAATACCTATAATCCATTTCTTTACGGCGTAAATCTTTGCGATGCTGGATGTATGCTTCCATTTGTTTAATGTCAATATCGCCCGTAAGTCTAAGTGTCAATTCTCCATTTTGCCATTTTATAATTTCTACTGTTGCATCTGTTTTCATTTTCTATTTTTTCTTTTGCACCATATCCCAATGCTTTTTTATTCGGTTAAAAACATTTTCTGCGGTTAAATATCCTAAAACATTATCTTGTTCCTCAAGCATTTCAACATCTGTCATAAGCCCCATTATTTCTAGTAAATCGTGATGTCCACCATAAGAACCATAAAACTCAATAACTGAACAGATGGGATTTTCTTTTTCAGGGTATAACAGATGGTATCCGTCAAAATGCGGAGCTTCCCATTCAAAAGGGATATTTTCATCCTCAAGCATTTTTTTTAGTTTAAAAATTTCTTTATACATCTTTTTCTCCTTATCTTTTATATTTATTGGATTTTCTTTAATCCATTTTTCAACATCTTTAATTCCTGTAAAATAATTGCAACAAGATATTATCCTTTTTAAGTCGTGTATCGCTTCTTTTTTCATCTCATCATTGCTATTTGAATTTGAAAAAACTGCCATCACTTTTTTATTATACCCGAGCCCTGTTTCTTCAGAGGCAAGGCATATACAATCATCTCCCATATTTTCTATATCAGCAATTACACTTACAAGTTTTTTATCATAAGTCCATTTCATTATCATTTTTTATATTTTCCCCCTATTTTAATAATCTTTTTAGATTTTTCTTTTGTACAACTTTTGTAAAAGTTCCAAGTTCTGCAATAAGCTCTAGGATTTTTTCTTTCGACGGTTCAGGCAGTCTATTACGCTTTGGGTTTGAGTCTGCCCCGATGTTTACTTGTCTAGGATTGCAATGTTTTATCATTGTGATAAATTCCGGTAAGTCAAAATCCATAATAGGTTCAATAGTAATATATTTACGCTCTGCTGGTATTTTTGCAAAGCTTAAAACTCTATCAATTATGGCAGGGCTGTTATTCATTATTGCCCTGTACGTTCTATTTGTTTCTAAAGTAGTACATAACGAAAAATATTCATTTAGTAGCATTTGAAAAAACATTGCAAGTTTATCAGGATTTTTAGTTTGTAATAGATATTCGTTTTCAGGATGCTTTTTGCAATGTTCCAATGTTTCATACACCCAATCAAAGGGGATACTTTTAGCAAACACATCGCAGCTCGAACCGACAAAAATAAAATTATTCTTTCCTAAGTCTGTTTTTAATTCTTTTTCGTCAAAATGCAATGCTGGCTGTTTTCCCCAGCGTTTCATATAACAGTAGCTGCATCCGTGCGGACATTCGCCTTTGATTGTGTTCCAAGTGTGAGTTATAAACTCATACATATTTCCGGTCGATTTATTTAACGGCATTATTTATTCATCCCTCTCTTTTTTGAAGCATATTACATACCCATTGAATGACTTCACAGGCGTAGATATATCGTTCATTCAATGTCCGTGAAGCATGCATGATGGCATCTGCTACCTCTCCATCCTCTTGATACCCTAATTGTTCAAAGATTTTGCAAAGGCAATCGTAGGCGCGAATAAAATTGCTATCAATTAACCGGTAATCCGCGAAAAGCTTTGCATCTTCAACCGCCTCACAATCAGTATCTTCAAGATATTCATTCAATTTTTTATCTACTATCTCAAGGTCTACGTTATCATTAACAATCGGGTCGCTTGACGCTTCACATTTTTCCCTCCAATAGAGCGGATTAGTTTTACTCCCGCAAAAGAAATAATAAACTGGTCTAGTAGTACAAATACCGGAACCGAATACGAACGTTCCGCAATCGCCTGAATATATCAATTTATGATTTGCAATAAGGATATTGATATGATAATCGTTTTCTTTTTTCTCATTAGTCCATAAATCGATATTGATGATTTTTTCCGGTTCGTGTGGGATAGTTTCAATATCAACGATCTTGTATCGCTCATCAAGTACCGATTTTTTCGTTGTAGTACACCCGAGTTGATATTTAAATGGTAATTCACCTTTAGGATTGCAATCGCGTTTTATTTCGATTTCATTGATTGTATCATTTCCTTCGTGTTGGAAAGTGATTCGCTCTAAGAATTTTAGTAAATCATCCGCTTCTTTTTCAGTCTGCTCTCCATATCCTTTATTATAAAAATAATTGATGATATGGGCGCGTAGATGATCCATTGTATATTCTGTTACAATATCAGGCGGACTGAACATTCCAGCTTCTGCCATTATTACTGTTTCTTGTAATAAAAAATGTAAAAAGTCCTTGCTCGCTCCATTACACGTTACAAGGTCTGCAAACTTCTTAATGAATTCCATCTTTTTTGTATTATCTATTTTATTCCATTCATCAAAGTTGATGTTTTGCTTTCTTAACATTTTATACATTTCTCCTCTAATCGTCCAAAATGATACAACCATCTTCAAAATATAATGTAGAAACTACTCGACTACCTGTATAACAACCACCCTCATCTCCGTTCTGGATATTTACAGATAAGTCCCCGTCATATTCAGATAGCTTTTCAATTAACTCTTTTACGGTCATTTTTTCTCTCTTTATTCTAATAACAAGCACAAAAATAACGGAATGCTAAAAACGGTAAAAAAGAATAAACACAGCCTGAAGCTTTGCATATAGTTTCCTTTTTTTACTTCTGCATTTAAAATCCATTCCGCCAGAAAAGGTATAAAAAACAATGCAAAAACATATACAAAAATTATAACTATCATTTTGCCTCCCGTTTCATTTTTTCGTATTCTCGACCGGCGTCAAAGGCCTGCGTTGCAATTTCATGTTCAAATATACTTGCTGCTTTACAAAGTTTTAGAATATCAGCCGGCTTGCCAATACCAAGAATTTCAGAAACTTCATTGATAAATTTTGTATAACATTCTTGAGCTTTTATGTTCATACTTTATTCCTCTCAATCCTTTCTCCAATCCATCGCATTACCGGAACCGCCATACTGTTTCCGATTGCCTTGTAGCGCGGGGTATCGGGGCATTGGTCTTTAGTTTTATCGTTCCATTCAATTTGAGTGTAATTATCAGGGAAGCCCTGTAATCGTTCACATTCAAGCGGGGTAAGACGGCGGATGTTTTTCCCTTCTTTAATTATCGTTTCACTCCCGCCGCCGAAGTCTCCGCCGCTTGCTTTCAATGTCCCCACGCCCTCTTTATATTGAGCAAAAGAAGACAGCGTATAACTTTCAACAGAAAATTGATTATTCAAGATTTTATCGCAGTCAAAGTCTCTTGCTCCAAAGCCTGTTGTAAGCGTTCCGGTAATTTCTTTTTTCTTACCTTCGCTCGCTTCAAAAGAAGTTCTAGGTTTTTCTTGCTCAAATAATACTTTTGCGGCAAGGTCTGTTCTGTTATCAGAATGGCCAATAACGAAGACTCTACGACGACGCTGGGGGACTCCGAAGTATTGAGCGTCGAGCACCCTGTAAGCCCACCCATACCCGCATTCTTCCAGCCCTGCAAGGAAGCTCGCAAAATCAAGTCCTTTGCCGCTGGATAGTACTCCGGGGACGTTCTCCCATATAACCCATTGCGGTTTATATTTTCCCACAATGTCCAAATAGGAATACATGAGCTGTCCTCGAATGTCATCGGTTCCACCTCGCTTACCTGCAATGCTGAAAGATTGGCAAGGTGTTCCCCCGACCAAAACGTCAAATTTTCCGATGTTCCATTTTTCATATTGCGTAATATCTCCATAGTTTTTTACGTTCGGGTATTTTTGCCGTAACAGCTCGCAAGGGAAAGGTTCTATTTCTGCAAAACCTATAGGCTTAAAGCCTAAAGGTTCCCATGCGACTGTTGCAGCTTCAATACCGCTGCATACAGATAGGTAGGTCATTTGCTTCCCCTGTATACCTCAATCGCTTTTAAAACTTCATTGAGAACTATTTGTTTTAAGTTAATATTTCCTACAACTTTAAATTTATCATCATAATCAATGTCAGATGTGAAATGTGAACTTTCATATACAAGCCATTCATCCTTGCTTTTTCTAAATGTATATCCTTTAGCAAGCCTCTCCATTCGTTTTAACGGGATAAAATAACATTCATCTAGTGTATAATGATTTTGTATTATCTTCATTTACTCCTCCACAAATTCCCCGCAGGGGCTGCCGTCATCGGCAAAGACAAAATTTTTTAAAAGGGTTTCAGAAGTCCAACAAGAAATTGACAGCATACCATCCGTGATTTTGCCAATATGGCTAACTAAATGTAAATCACCATTTGCTTTTTTCTTTACCCACCCACCGTGTTTTTTTATAATTTCAAATGTTTTTTCTATGTCTGAAAACGGCTTGTACTTCGGTTCGGCGGGCGGCTCGATGAGGTAAGCGTAATAATACAAATATTTATTACCTACGAACAAGTCATCACTACCGTTGTTATGTAGTCTGTAAAATGTTTCAACACAATCAGCGTCTTCTTCTACTTTTCTTCGCAAGCCTTTTACCGTATCTGCAAAAATACACTTGCTCCCAATCTTCAATTCATCGGCATTAACCGCCGTATAAATACGGTTCTTGTTAAATTCCATTCCTATGCCTCCTTTTATTTATCCCAATCAGGATGTCTTTTAATCCATAGTTTGATATTCACTGCTTTTGTACAAGCAGGCTCGCAGTTAGAAACTTCATAATCTTTTAATACTTCCCTTACAAACTTTTCTGCTGCTTTTTTCATCCTTTCTGTGGGCTCTGTATAAACATCATCGTAATAACTAAAAGTCCAATCCAAAGACTCTAGAAAATTATTTAAAACACAAATAGCCTCATTTTTTACATCAGGCTTCATTTTTGTAAAACCCGTTAATGTTAAGACGCTTGGTATTTCCTTTTCTTCTTCTTGTAGGTTTCGCAAAATTCCCTCAACTGCTTCATTTATGCTTGTATAATACAACCGCTCGCTGTCGGCTAAATCCCAATAATCAATCTTTTTCATTTTTCAATTCTCCTTTGTGGCTGTAAACTTTTAGTTGATAGCACTTTTTGAACCGTCAGCCTTTAATTTCCAGTTCACACGCTCCGCATTTCGGGACGGGAGCTTTCCCAGTTAAAAAGAACTACTTCTCCGACTTCTTCAATCCTATCCCGCATAGCCTTGCCTTCGTTAAGGTCTATGTGCCTGCATAATGTTTCTAGGTCGATATTACCGCAAAGAATAACCGGCAGCATCTCGTTGTATCGGCGGCGTAAGATAATGTTAAGCCATCCTATACGGCCCTCCGTTTTTTTTACTTTGTCAACTTCGTCTACTACAAGCATAGGGCAAGAAGAATACTTGTTAAGTACGGCGTTTTGACCTTCACCAAAACCGGCTTGAGCGTCAAGTAAATCCGTCGCTATATCGTCAAAATCCCGATAGATACCGCCTGTAACTTTTAACACCGCATGAGCCAAATGCGTTTTGCCGGTGCCGTTGTTTCCCAAAAGCAAAAGCCATTTATTTTTAGGCTCTTTTGCAAAAGCTAAGACTGTTTTGTAAACGGTTTCATTTTGCGGTGTTATCTTGTAATTTTTAAATCCTGCGTGTATATAACGTTTAGGCAATCCGTCAATTCTGTCTAAAATCCGATCCACCGCCCATTTTTGCTGCTCTTGATTTTCCTGCTCTTCAAGACAAAGAGGGCAAAGGTTTTCGGCTTCATCAAGAGTTTCATACTCTAGCCCATGGATAGGGCAGGTTAGCTTTATCACTTTTTTGTCTTTAAAAAAGCGTTGCTTTATTTTTTCAACATCAAAAGTTTTTTCGGTAACGGTTATGTTGTTATTTTTTAATATTTGCATTTCGCCCCCTAAAACGGCACGCTTTCTAAAGCCTCGCCGATGTCTATCTCGATTTTTTGTTTTGAACGCAAGGCTTCAGGTATCGAGCTTTCCGAAAAGTCTTGCTGTGAAAAGTCGTTTTGTGTAAAAGGCGGATGCTGTTTTTTAAAATCCTGCTGCCGTTGCTCCCAAGTGTGAACGCAGGCTTTCCAGTTTTTCATCTTGTTTTTGCCGACATACCAGTCTTTGCTCTCGTAAAAGTTATAAAAAGCTACAGGGTCTATCCCGTTTTTTCGCTCATTGCAATAACTTGCAATTTCAGGGATAGTCGGTTTTACAAAACATTTACGCTTTTTTTCAGGTTTTGAAATTTCAGAAAAAGGGGCAGGCTCTGCCTGCTCAGGCGGCTCGTCCGCCGTCTGTGGATTTTCTGATTGCCCACCTCTTTCTAGGTTAGGTAATATATCTAAGCTAGATAAGTTAGAGTTTAAGTTAGAGTTAAAGTTGTCGTCCGAATTTCCGTCTTTTGGGTATATGGTATCCGTTTTTTGGTATACGGTATCGGCTTTTTCTGCATTTTCGGTATATGGTATCTCGTTTTCGGGATATGGTATAGTTTTATTGTTAGGTGCTTCGTTTTTTTTAGGCTCCGATTTTTCAATTAAAAAATCATCTATGTTGTAGTAAAAATGATTTTCTTCTCTTAAAAAATTGATGATATTTTCAGGTAAAGCTCTTAAAGAGCGAACTGTACCTAGTTTTACCTTTGGGCTGTTTATGTTTTGGTGCTTCAACCATTTGGGCAAGATGATATATTCTTCAAAGTAAAAAGCCTTTTTTGCTTTTGCAAAAATATTGAGCATCCGCATAACTTCTTCTCTTGGAATACCCGTATCATCTTTTATTCTCTTTATTGTGATTTTATAAACCCCGCAAATTGAAGTACATTCATTTGTGAGTAAATACATATAGAGAAGTTTTTCTAAACCTGTTAAACTATCAACCCAATCATCGCTCCAAAATGAAGATGATATATACCGTTGCACTGCCATAGTTTTCACTCCTATAAATAAAAGAAGATTTTTAAATATTTATCTTCGGATATTTTAATATAAATTCTTCCGTGGTTAGGCTCTCCCCATTCATCACAATGTTGCACAAGCCACTCGTTACTGCCTTGGTATTCCCCTCTCGGTTTATTTGTAATCTCAATATCATCCCATAAAATATGGGTGTTAGGTTCATTTTCTTCAAGCCAGCTTTCGACATCTTTTTGCAAAGATTGTATTTTCATCATTTTGTTTACAATCTTCTTAGGTATATGCATTTTCACACCTCCTTAATATTTTTTCCCATGTAAAGGTTTACGCAATTTGTTGTATTCCATTTTTGCATTGATAAACTTTTCAATATCAATATTCAAATATCCGCAAAGACTGGCTAAACGGATAAAGGCATCTGCTATTTCAAC